GAGAAGGAAGAGCTGATGGCTGCGCTGCTTGAGATGTTCATGGACGCTTCCAAGTCTCTGCTGGCAACTGATACTGAGGACAAGACCGCAAAAAACGCAACGTGGGAGATTGTGTAACCGCACAATCTCAGGAACCAGACGGAGAGGGGGAACCGTTCTCCTTCTCCAAGCTGTTCCACGATGTAGAAGCCTATTACATCTCCATCGGCATGACTTACGAACAGTTCTGGCACGGCGATGTCTGGCTGGCTAAGGTATACCGTGACGCAGAGGAGCTGCGGGAACGCAGAGCCAACGCAGAAGCGTGGAGAAATGGCTTTTACATGGCATCTGCGCTTTCCTCTACGGTTGGCAATATGTTCCGAAAGAAAGGGTCTAAGCCTATCAAATACATGGATAGACCGATTCCCCTTACTCAAAAGGAGAAAGACGAGTATGAATACCAACGCGCAGTTGAGGCGCAGGAGCGAATCAAGAGAATGATGTTCTCTATGATGGAAAGTGATGGTGGTAGTGATGGCTGATGTTGATATTACGAGCTTATCCGTAGAGATTTCTGCGGAATCGCAGGGCGCAGAGCTTAATATCGACAAGCTTGCTGCCGCCATTTCTAATTTGCGGACAAAGGGTAACGTAGCAAAGGTTTGCAGTAGCCTGGATAAGTTATCTGCTTCTATTTCCGCTCTTAAAACCGCATCTACTGGGCTGGACAGTCTTAGCAAAATCACGTCTTTTATGAACGGTCTTGCTAATGTAGACCTTACTCAAAGCGCAAAAGGCATCCGCTCTGTTGCTAATGCTTTGAACAAAATTTCGTCCGTCAATCTTGGAAACACGGATTTTTTCGGGCTTGGCAGTAAGATGAGCAGCTTAAAGAACGGCCTTTCCCCTATTTCTTCTATTAGCGATTCTTCCATTAAGAGTTTGCGTAGCGTAAGCAGCGCAATCAATTCCATTGCTAAAATCCCAAGCATTACAAAGAAGCTGGACTCTAAAACGCTTGATGATTTTGCGGAAGTTTGTAAGAAAGTGGCATCCGCTATTTCTCCACTCGCTTCCAAGCTAGACAAGGTAGGACGCTCTTTTTCTTCGCTTCCATCTAAAATTAAAAGTGCTGTCAATTCTACAACCCACTTTTCTTCGGCAAACCAGAAAGCAAGTGCTAGTCTTTCAAGCTTGGAAAACCAGTTAGAAACCATCAAGAAACGTGCAGCACAGCTAGTTTCTCTGAAGGCTATTGCCACTTATCTTGCTAATGCCGTTACTAAGTTCAATGACTTTTATGAAGCAACAGACTTGTTCAATAACGCAATGGGCGAGTTAAGCGGTCAAGCAACAGAGCTTATCAATAAGATGGAGTCTCTGCTTGGCATTGACCCGACAGAAGCAATGACAAATATTGCTACGATCCAAAGCCTTGCAACTTCGTTCGGTCTAGCAAGCGATAAAGCGTATATCTTATCCAAGAACCTGACCCAACTTGCCTATGACGAATCGTCCTATTGGAATAAAGATACTGCTACCACCTTTACCGCAATTGCTTCTGCTATCTCTGGAGAACTTGAGCCTATTCGCCGTTTAGGCGTTGATCTGTCTCAGGCACGGTTACAGCAGGAACTTCTTGCTTTGGGATTTAACAAACAGGTTTCTAGTTTGTCTCAGGCAGATAAGGCAGTTCTGCGTTACATTGCCATTATGAAGCAGACTGCCAATGTGCAGGGCAACCTTGCACAGACCATTAGTAGCCCCGCCAATATGGTACGCATTTTGAAGTCTGAAATTTCGCAGCTTGCGAAGGCTGTTGGCCAGCTTCTTTATCCTGCATTTAAGGCAATTCTCCCTGTTCTGATTGCGGCAGTTGACCTTATCAAAGAATTTGTGGTCTCTCTTGCATCTGTGTTCGGACAGAAAATTGAATTTACCGATTTTAGCAAGACACAGAAAGATATTGGTGGCGTGGCCAACGCTATGGATGACACCGCCGATGCTACAAAATCGGCAGCAAAAGCAGCCAAAGACTATACGATGGGTTTTGATGAATTAAACATTATCGACCCTTCACAAAACTCTGGTTCTTCCGGTTCTGGTGGCGGCGCTACTGGTGATCTGCTCGGTGATGTTGACCTTTCCCAGTATGATATGTTCAAAGATTATGCTGGAAGCGCTGTTGATGAGATTAAGGCGAAATTAAAATCTCTCGATTCTTTTCAAATCGGAACCCAAATTGGCGAACAGCTAAATAAGCTTATGGGCATGATTTATGATGCCATCCATTCTGTTGATTGGGCCTCGCTTGGAGCGGTTTTTGCAGATGGCATTAACGGGCTCGTGGATTCTGTAGACTGGGATTTATTTGGCCGATTACTTGCAGACCGATTCATTATCGAGTTTGAGCTTCTTAGCGGCTTTCTGTCTCGGCTCGACTGGACATCTGTATTAAATGCCTTTATTGATGGTTTTTCTGGATTCTTTCACGAACTTTCAGATTGGATAGCAACAGTAGATTGGACTGGTGTTGGGAAGCAATTAACTGATAAGCTTTCCGATGCTTTCCAAAATGTTGAGATTGAAAAGCTTGCAAGAGTTCTTTTTAACTTTATCACTGATAGCATTAACGCTGTTGCTGATTTATTGGCTGGCACAGACTCTTACCAGCTCGGTCAAGACCTTGTTGACTTTGCTATTAGAGCTGTTACTTCTGTAGATTGGGCCGGGTTGGCTCAAGCCATCGGTCGTTTCTTTGGCGAAGCGTTCATTGAAGCGCTCGACTTCATGGGCGGTCTGGTTTCTCGAATTGCCGATTATTTTGAAAAGAAAGTGGCAGAGGGGCCGTTCGATAATGTTGGCTTGAATATCGTCTACGGTATCTATTACGGCATTCAAGACGCAATCACGAATGTTGCTTCTTGGATTGTTGAAAATGTGTTCAATCCATTTATCAATGGCTTTAAGTCTGCCTTTGGAATTAATTCCCCGTCTACTGTAATGGCCGAACAGGGCGGATACATTATCGCCGGGTTGAAGAAAGGCATTACTGATGCTATCTCTAGCGTAACTGAAACTGCGAAAAAAATTCTTTCTGCAATCAAGAGCGCATTTGACAATTTTAGCCTTTTTGATATTGGCAAGAACCTGATTCGGGGTCTTATTGATGGCGTGAACAATATGATTGAAACGGCCAAAAACGCTGTTGCAAATGTTGGCAATGCAGTCATTGATAAGGTCAAGAATGTGCTCGGCATTCACTCCCCTTCTACGGTGTTTGCAGAGATTGGCGGTTACATCGACCAAGGCCTTGCAAACGGTATTGCTGCTGCTGTTCCCTACGTCACCGCTGCTATGCAGGGCGTTGTAAACGCTGTGCAGGAGAAGGGGCAGGCAGCAATTGATTCTGGTTCTTCCCATGCGACCGGATATGTAAACAACTTCTTGGATGGTCTTGACACGGAGTGGCAGCGTATTGATCAGAGCTTGCAATCTGATTTCTTTGGCAGCATTGGCACTCTGTGGGATGCGATTTCTAACGGAGACCTTGAAAAGCTCGGCACATGGGCTGCTTCCTATTTCTATCATGCAATGGATGATGAGCAGCGAAAGCAAATCAAGTCCATTGCCAATAACAGCTTGCAGTGGCTGACGCAGGGGTTGAGTAGCGTTTGGAACAACATTGCCGGTATGGCTTCTAGCTTTATCAGTCAGTTCGTTCCTTCCGCTATGGCTGCAACGTCTGCTCAAACGAGTTTGAACATTGCAATGGATGCAAACCCTGTTATGCTGGTTATTTCCCTGATTGGCATGTTGGTTGGCGCTCTTGTCAATTTTGCCAATAAGAACAAGAGCATCGCTTCGTTCCTGTCTAATCTTTGGTACGGAATCGGCGATTTCTTTTCGATTGTTTTTGAGGGGATTCTCCGCGTTCTCGGAACGGCAATTCAAGGCATTGTTGCTGGAATAAATGCTTTAATTGACGCACGCAATTTCTTTAATCCCTTTGATAAATGGGGGCATATCAGCAACCCTCTTTATGATTGGGCTAACAATGTTGCGAGTAGCCGCGCGGAAAGCCAGCGCAAACGTCAAGAAGCGGCCAATAGTGGCTTTGACGATTCCAAAGACCCAACTAACTACGAACAGCAGTACAAGGAACTTCTGGAAAAATACCAAAATGGTTCTTATCCTGGCACAAAAGAGTGGGATAAAAACAATGGTGCATCCTCCGGTTCTTATGGTGGCAGCACCACTGTAACGGTTGATTTCAACGAAGAGGAAATGCGCGAATCTGTCTACAATGGCACTTACAACGCATTCCTCGATATCTTCCAGCGGTATGGTAACGAGCTGACCGGTGGCAAGGAACTCAAAATTTACCTTGACGGAAAGCAGATTACAGCATCCGTTGAGAAGCGGCAGAACGCTCGTGGACAATCTTTGATGGGCAGTGAAGTTTATAGCTACTAAGGAGGTGGCGGTTTATGGCGATTCCAGCACTGGTAACGGTAAACGGCGTAGAGCTGCCAGAGCCGAGCTCCTATGAAGCGACAACTAGTACCATTGTGGATTCTGGACGAAACGTTCAAGGCAAAGTAGTCGGCTCTGTTGTGCGGCATGATGTAGCGAAGATATCTCTGAAATGGAACTACCTCACCGCACAACAGTGGGCCGCTATTCTCAGCTTGTTCACGACACGATTTTACTGCACTGTTCGCTTTTATAATCAGGCAAAGGCTGGGTATGATACGCGGCAGATGTACGTTTCAGACCGTACATCTGGTATGTGGCGGCGCGGGCCTAAAACCGGTAATGTGATGGGCTGGACGGATTGCTCGATTGCGCTTGTGGAGGTATAGCCTATGGTACAACCTTCTCAGAAGTGGATTAAAAAGTTTTCCGAAACGCTTGTACCGGAGATGTTTGTACGCATCACCTATGGCGTTACGGAACCGGGTCTGCAAGAAGATGCAATTCCTAGCACAAACGGCGAAACATTCTTCAGCAATGTATCCTCTATTGTTGACAGTAAATTGCAGACTTACACAAAATATTCTACCGGAGAATTAAATTTCACTGTTTTGGACGGCAATTATACCTTGCTCGACAGAAGCGTGGAATCGCAAGAAGCTGGTTACGTTAGTGAAAATTGTGTTTCTATTTCAAACCACCCAATCATTACGCTCTCGTTCAGTAAAGTTCATACCGTGACGATTCCTGGCATTACCATTACATGGTCGTCAACGTTCAATGAATGGCCGACAAGTTTCAAACTGACCGCTTATTCTGGAAGCACAGTCGTATCCACCAAAACGGTGTCGGACAATTCTTCTATCACTACTGACATTGACTTTGAAATTGCAAATTACGATTCCATTTCCATTCAAATCTTGTCGTGGTGTTTGGAAAATCGGCGCGCACGAGTTGAGCAGGTGAAGCTTGGCCAATTTATTGTGTTTGAGAAGAAAGACATCTTTTCGTATAAGCATGATTCCACAAGAGACCCGATCAGCGGACAACTTCCGAATGACAGCATTACTTTTACGGTGGATAACAGTACGCAGAAGTGGAACCCAATAAACCCGGAAGGCCTTTACAAATACCTATACGAGCGTCAGCCTATCTCTGTGGAGTACGGCATGGACTTGGACGGAACGGTGGAATGGATTACAGGCGGCAAGTTTTTCTTGTCTGAGTGGAATGTTCCATCTAATAGTATCGAAGCCAGCTTTACCGCCCGTGATGCTTTTGGCTATCTTATGGTTTCCAACTACACAGGAAGAATGTACGGCACTCTTTATGAGATGGCCTACGATGCGCTGGAGCTTTTGAGCGATAACGTGGCAACGTTTCAGATTTCCGATGAACTGAAACAATATAGCACGGATATCACAAAGCAGGATAAAGGCAACTATAAGGATTCTGATATTTTACAGATGGTTGCCAACGCAGCTGGCATGGCAATGTATCAAACCAGAGAAGGCGTAATCGTAATCGGTCGCATTCCTGATATCTCTACTGCAAAAGCAAACATTGCCGGTGAAATTGATATTGTCAACAACTTCAGCTGGCCTGAAATTGCATTTTCTTCACCTTTGAAAAATGTAACCTGTTCGATTGATGTGAAATCTTCCGATGGCTCGAGCACTACAAGCAAAACGTATTCTTACCCAGAAAACCCGGCAGGAGGTGGAGCAACGCAGACTGTCAACAATGAAATGCTGTCTCAAAGCATTCTCGACCAAAGCAGGAATATTTTGACAGAAGCGTACAAAGTGCTTTCCAACCGCCGCAAGGTCACATTGGAATATCGTGCAAGCCCGCACTTTGATGCGCTGGATTACGTCCTTGTTCATCACCAGTTCGGCTATTCCTCTGTACTGCTGACTACAAGTTTTTCTTATCAGTATTCCGGCTGTTTTCACGGGACGGTCGAAGGATATCTCTTGGAAGGAGCTGATGTTCGTTGACCCGGTGGATTACAGACAGAACCGATGATGATGTTGCGCAAGTCAAGGTGCTTGCATCGAAAGCAAAGGCAGGAACGTGGACAGAGGAAGAACAGGCAGAGTGGGCTTCCGGCATGAAAGGTGCTCTAAGCTACATGGACTACAACCGCATTGAAAGCGGTATTCAAGAGATTGCTGCCATCCTGAATGCGCCTGTTTCAGTCAAAACCGACTGGGATGTAAACGGATACCTGACTGTCGCAGATGCTTCCCGGTGGCTTTCCAATATCAAAGCTATTCGTTCTTTGTGCAGTGGCAAAAACGATACTCCCGAAACTCCCACTTCCCTCAATTATCTGCATTATACGATTATCAATCAGGTTGAAGAAATTCTGCTTGATATCGAAACGATAGCCAACAACCATCTAATCTACTGCTCAGAGCCGGTCTGTGGAGGTGAGCCTTACTATGCACTTTGTTGACCGAGAAGCGAAGTACCCAAACCGATGGACAATGACTAAACTGGACGGCTCGTCCGAAGTCGTCACCCTTGTCCGCAATGACGAACCAATCGTTGAAGGCACTCCTATGAATGCCGAAACGTTGAACACTCTTTCAGATGTTGCAGGTGCGGACATTGCAAGAATTGCTGCCGAAAAAGCAGAACTGAACGCAAAACGGTCTGAAATAAATGCTGAAACATCCGCGCAAGAATCTCAGAAGCAAGCCGAAAAGTCTGCTGAAAGCGCCCGTCTTGCAGAACAGAGTGCAAATAAAGGCGGCTGGATGAATTTCGAGCAGAAGAACGGCATCCTTTATATGGTCAAGAGTGATAGCTTAACCGAAATAAATATGCAAGACAATGGCTCTGGAATTTTGGAGGTGACGTTTGAATGAGCAAAACAATCGAAATTGGCCCTTATAGCGCCTATGCCATTGCTGTAAAGTATGGCTATGTTGGCACAGAAGAGGACTGGATTAAAGCAGTCGAAGCGGCTCGAAAGAGTGCAGAGACAAGCGCAGCCAATGCAAAACGAGAAGCAGACGGGGCTTCTACTTCTGCCGCTACTGCCACTGAACAGGCCGGAATTGCAACCACAAAAGCTGGCGAATCTGCCGCATCCGCTGATGCTTCTGCATCCAGTGCATCTGCCGCTGCAATCAGTGAAGCCAATGCAAAGAAATACTCGGAAGAGGCCGGGGCCAAAGCAAATACCGATAAGACCCTGAGCATTGAAAACGCCCCTGCCGACGCAAAGGCTACCGGTGATGCGCTGGCGGGCAAAGCAGACTCCGCCGTTCCGCATGATCTTTCTATTCCAATTACGGGATGGCAGACAGACACAGAAGTTGCAGAGTACCCGCATTACATTGATATTACAGCAGACGTTACGTCCACGACTGTGGTATCTGTCAGTATCGACCCTGCAAGCGCAGACGTAGCCGGTAAAGCTATGCTTGTAAACCCCGAAACTCGAACCGGAGCTATCCGTATCCGTGCACACAACATTCCGACTGCGGAAATTTCTGCCCGGTGGTATCCCATCAAGTATGGCGGCCAGTTCTATGGTGATGGCTCCATCTATTCCAACTTCCTGCTTGCGGCACATCCTGTAGGCAGTATCTATCAGACCATCAGCCCTGAAAACCCGGCTGTAACTTTTGGCGGCGGCACATGGGAAAAGATTGCGCAAGATAGGGTGTTAATGGGCGCAAGCTCCACCCATCCCGCAGGCACTACCGCAGAGGCGGGACTGCCGAATATAACGGGTAATATAATTTTTCGGCCTATCGAATCGGAATATAGTATCACTGCTACATACGACCCAAATGGTGCATTTAGTCAAACTGTGGAAAAAGATAAGTATGTAAGCTTTGCATCTGGAAAACAAATTATAGGTGCCGCAAACGTCGCCCTTGATGCCTCCCGTTCCAACCCGATCTACGGCGCATCCACCACCGTCCAACCCCCGGCATACTTTACTTACACTTGGCTTCGTACCGACTGAAAGGAGATACAATGGCGCTAGGAGAACTCAAAAACGGCATTGGCCCTGATGCCTATGCTATCTATCAGCAAGTCCTTGCGGCGGTAGTCGAGCGAGACCACCCCGTGGGCAGCCTGTACATCAGCGAAAACGCTACCAGCCCGGCAGAGCTTTACGGTGGGACGTGGGAGCGCATTGAGGATTGCACTATCTGGGGTGCAAGCGATACGCATCCAGTTGGCACAACGGTAGAGGCGGGGCTGCCGAATATAACGGGCAGAATGAGTGGGTTTTATAATGAAATGCGGGGAGAATCCAAAGCTTTGTATTATGGCGAAATGGTCAATGCGACGAAAATCAGTTCAGCCGCATGGGAAAAAGGTAAGACGCTGTATTTTGATGCCTCTCGTTCCAACCCCATCTACGGCGCTTCTGATACCGTCCAGCCCCCGGCATACTGTATGTACATCTGGCGGCGTGTCGCCTGAAAGGAGACCTTATGAAAATCATCGACAGCAACGGCGTAGAAATCGCCACCCCCGACCTGACGAAAGGCTACCTCAAGCAGGAGACCCAGACCATCCACCACGATGCTGTGGCGGGCGTGGAAGAGGTCAGCCACTACGAGACCATCCGTGAATATCCAAACGGGGGGAAAGACGTAAAGAAAGTCGTGGATGTCAAAGCTGTTCCGGCTCAGGATGCCTACGACGAAGAGGTGGAAGTGCAACGGTACATCTGCTACACCACCGAAGAGCTGGCCGCACAGGAAAAGGCCCGCAAGGAAGCAGAGGAAAAGGCACAGCTGCCCACCGCAGAAGAGCGCCTTGCCGCTCTGGAAGCGGCTATGCTCGACCTGCTGGCCGCACAGTAAGGAGGATACTATGGTTCTGTTCTATGTGACCCAGATCAAACTGCACCGCTTTGACGGCGCTTTTACCATCGACAACGTACCTGACCGGTACAAGGATGCCGTGATGAAAAAGCTGACGGAGGAGGGTTTTTATGAGGTGGAAAGTAATGCTTGATTTCCTGCGGGATATTTTCTCTGCGCTCTCCCACGCTGCCGGTGACAACGCCGACAAGGAAGAGCCTGCTCCTGCACCGGATGTGTCCACAGTGGACACTGTGACCGGGTGGGCAGGGGAACCGCCTTACCGGTACATTGACGTGAGCCGGTATCAGGGCACTATCGACTGGGCAAAGGTCAAGGCCGCAGGCTACAAGGGTGCGATGCTCAAGACGGTCTCCACCAACCGCAAGCTTTCCAAGCGGGCAGACGGGCTGTACATCGACCCCACCTTTGAGACTAATTACCGCAACGCCCGGGATGCCGGGCTGGACGTGGGCGTGTACTACTACACCTACGCCACCAGCGAGGCCATGGCCGATGCAGAGCTTGCCCTTGTGCGGCAGGCGGTCTACGGCAAGGAGCTGACCCTGCCTGTGGCGGTGGACGTGGAGGAAAACAAGCTCAAACCCATGAGCACCCTCGACCTCACCAACCTCACCGCCTATGCGCTGGAACAGGTGGAGAAGATGGGGTTTTACGCCCAACTGTACACCTACACCGGTTACAAGTACGAGCTGGACATGGCTCGGCTGTCCTCTCGGTGGGACGTGTGGCTTGCCGACTACACCGGCAAGACCCCGAAGGTGGATTTTAAGTACAATGCCCACCAGCACACCAGCAAGGGCGCTGTGCCGGGCATCAGCGGCAACGTTGACCTCAATGTGACCACCATCAACTACCCGAAAATTATCAGCAAGAAGGGCCTGACCCGTCTCCGGGAGGGCAAATGACCGAAAAAGAAGCTTTACTGTGGGTGCTGGGCATCCTGGGCAGCCTGTGCGCCGGTGCAATCACACTGGACAAGGTGCTGGACATCATCCACAAATACCTCAAAAAAGCCAAAGAGCCGGACGCGGCGCAAGATAAGCGACTGGACGAGATGGACAGACGCATCAGCGCCATCGAGCGGGGGCAGCTCCAGCATGGTGCAGCCCTGACCCGCGACCTCGGGCGATTTACAGAAATTGACGAGGTGAACCGCCTTACTCTTGAAGCCGTTCGTGCTTTGCTTGAATCGCAGCTGACCGGAAACAACGTAGCAGCAATGCAAGCAAGCAAAGCAAAAATTGATAACTACCTGATGGAAGGAGTAACAAAACATGGAAGCAATGCTTAACTTTATCCCCGCACCTATCGCACTGGTACTGATGTTCATCGGCTTTGCCGCGCTGGCCGTTGGTGCCATCCGGCTTGGTTACAAGCAGTACGTCAAGCAGTGGGCGCTGGAGCTCGTGACCATCGCTGAGGACAGCATTATGGGCAGCGGTCAGGGCGCAAAGAAAAAGGCACAGGTCTTTGCCGCACTGCGCGGCGCACTGCCGGACTGGCTGAAGCCTTTCATCACGGATGAAGTGCTGGACAGTGTGATTGAAAAGGCTGTCAGCATGATGAAAAAGGCATTGACAGAGAAAAAGCCCGCGATCGGGAAGTAAGGAGGACATCATGGCAAGCACTACATACGAACCGCTTAACCCGTGGAGATGCTCAAAAAGCATTATCCAGACAAATTCTGACCGCGCTGGAACAGACGTTTGTACAGGTTACCATATCGACAATGTTAACAAACTGGTGACGTTTTGTCACCATTTTGCCAGCATTGGCAATATGGTGCGCAACGCCGGAGAGCTGCCGCAGCCTTTCTGGCTCGGTGCTGCCTGTGGCGGTGGCTCGTGTAGTGCTGCCCGCTGCGCTGCAAGGACTTGATCGACAGCAGATGACCGCCGCCATTAAAAGCGCACCGCTTGGGAGGGTAGACCGTAAGATAGCCTTACTGCGGTACGTTGAGCGGCTTCCGCTGCCGGACATTGCAGCACAGACACATTACAGCCGGACGGCGATAGGCTACCGGCTCAAAAGCATTGACAAAATGCTTGATGTGTGATACTGTAATCTCAATCGGGTGCGTTTTTTCACGAAAACGCATTGAAGCGGCAGGCTTTCGGGTCTGCCGCTTTTCTTTTTGCACGATTTGTGGTATAATATGTCCAACAAATCCACCCGGCCTCTCGAAGAAGCACATTAGGGTGGATATCTGAACCCGTCAAGCCTCTCAACGATGCGTATCATGGCGGGCCTTTTAAGATGATACATTCTCCTGCCCGCCTACTTGCAGTGCGTATCATGCGGGAGGCGCCTTTAGACTTGAAAGGCTGCGGCCTTTGTAGAGAGCGGCATTGCCTGTGGGCGGTTCCGTTCTTGATTTTACAAAAAAATCCCCTGCTTTGCCGAAGCCCTGCGTTCCACGCGGGTTACTTTATAGGCAAAGTGGGGGATTTTGTATTATTTGCACTAGTTTTGTCAAAAGGCTTGCCGTAAAAGTTGAAACGTGATATTTTAGGCTTGCTTCCATTGTGAAGCCCTTAACAGTTAAGCGCTCATGCGGATTTTTCCGTGTGGGCGCTTTTCTTTTTTGTCCTTCGTTGTACCTTCGTTGTCTTTCGCTTTTTGCTGATGCGGTACACTTGGAGCACAAGGAGGGATGTATTATGAGCTATTATCCGACACCCGGAGCGCCCTATGTTCCACAGCAGCCTGTCAATCCGTACGGTGGCATGGGCACGGTAGGGCTTGCCACTCCCCTACCCAACACGCAGATGCAACAGGCACAGCCGCAGCGTCCGCAGCCGATGAATGGGCAGCAGCCTGTTCAGCAGTCGGCGCAGGAAGGTGGCTGGTTGCTTGGTAGACCTGTTTCCAGCAGGGAAGAATTTCTGGCAATACCGTCCGACCTGTACGGCAGACCGACCTACTGCCCCGACCTGCGGAGTGGCGTGATCTACTGCAAGCGGCTGAACCCAGACACCTGTGAATCCTATGTGCAGGAGTTCTACAGCCCGGAAGCGTGGCGGCAGATGCAGGCACAACAGGCACAGCAAACCGCCGCACCGACACAGCAGTATGTGCCTGTTGAAGAGTATAACGCCCTCGTCCACAGGCTGGATGAACTGGAAAAGTGGCAGA